CTGTTGCAGAGTTACCTGTAATATTGATGCCCCAAATGCCACTTGCGCCAGTTCCTGTTGTCGATGGTGCGCCTACAGTATTGTAGGAAATAGTCTGGGCTACTGAGCCGTTATAAGTCGTGCCTGATGCTGCGCCTGTGCCTGAATTATTAAATGTAATGCTATTCGTTACAGAGCCTGCGCTTGTTGCTGTTGCTGCGTTACCGCCAATGCTTAATCCTGATGCTGTTCCTGTAAGCCCGCTACCTGATCCACTAAAAGAAGAAGTAGCAGTAATAGTAGTACCAGTAATTGCGGCAGCACTAGAACCGCCAATAGTAGTGCCATTGATCGACCCTCCTGTAATTGCTACGCTATTTGCATTTTGCGTTGACATTGTGCCAAGACCGCTAACTTGGGTATTGGCAATCGCAATAGAAGTGTTTGTAACGCTGGTAACTTGACCCTGTGCGTTTGTCGTTAATACAGGTACTGCACTTGCAGAACCATAAGTTCCTGCTGTGCCTATGTTCGTAATGCTAAATGTATTGCTACTGAGGGTTAACCCTGTGCCAGCATAATAATTTCCCATTGCTGAGAATTGCACAAAAGTAATAGGAGTTACACCTATTGTTCCTGTGTCAGCAGATGTTGATACCCATCCTGTATTGGCTTGTGAGCCGTTTAAAACGACTGTGTAAGCCCCTGGCACTTCTGCCCATACATCCATGTCAGTTGCTCTAGTCCATGCGCTTGCAGAGGCTACATAGATGCCATTATCGGCTGTTGCTGTTTGATTCTTAACTAAGACTCGATTACCAGCTAAAACTGAATAACCATCAATCGTCTGTAAACCTGACAAAGTAATATTGGTTAAAGTTCCTGCTTTACAAGTAGCTTTAGGATTTAATCCTTGGGCTACTGTATCAACATACAGCTTATTTACAATATCTGTAGCAGCAGAAGGAGAAGTTGAAATCTGTCCTGTAGCTGTAGAAATATTAGTAAAAACCCCAGTAGAAGGCACTAAAGCACCGATTGTGGTGCTGTTAATAGTGCTACTGGTAATGGTTAACCCTGATTGAACAGGATTAACTGTTGCATAAAAGGGTTGGCCCTGACCTATAAATGTTTGAAAATTGCCATAAACATCAAAATAAGCCTGAACTGGCAGTAGGTTTTGATCTACTGTTGAAGAAGGGCCAGCCATATATTGCCTTTAATAAGCAAAACAATTTATTAAAATTACATCCCCAGCAGACATATTTTGAGCTAAACCACTTGTAATGGAATAGCTTGTAAATGTTACTGATGTTGCTGAACTTGCTGTTAGTTGTAAAAATAGAGCAGTACCGCTTGTTACATCAGCAGCAAAACCCATCCAACCAGTTACAGCAGTTGGTAAGGTAATTGATCCTGAAGCTGCGCCACCAGTACCAACTACAACTTTAAAAGCCATTGTATTTGATGCGCTAATAGTAGGACTTGTACCAAATCCACTACCAATAGTAGGCAAAGAAACAGAAGTTGCTATTGTATTTCCACCCATCTGAAATACAGCAGGATTAATAGTATCCCCTGTTAATGGAGGACTAAAGAAAGCTCCACCAGGGCCAACTAAACCTAAACAAACACCAGAAGAATTAAATTGTGCTTGAACAGGAACTGTTTGAACTGTAACTGTAGAAGCTACTTGATTTGAACTCATTATGCAATCCCTTCACCAGGTGTAATTTCTGCACTAGAAGCTGCGCTAGATAAAAACCAAGCATTAGGAGGAATACCGCTAAATACTTGCACACCATTGGCAGGAATATAAAACGTATTGTAAGAAGGAACAGTCAAAGCAGGAGCTGTAACAACAGGAGTTGAAGTCCCATCATTAGGCTCTTGTGGCTGCCAAGATACTCGAATAGCACTAGCAGTAATGTTTACAATTCGATAACCTGAAGGGTATACATTGTTGCTAGACTTTACTTGAACAGCAGCCAAGCTACCAACCAAGTATGTTGGCCCAAAAGGGGAAAACGCTGAGTTATATGCCATGATTTATCCTTAAGCTACGCTAGTAGAAATTGGACTATCTTCGCAAGACAAAACTTGAATTAACAAAGTACCAGCAGTTTGAGTTGCTGAAGAACCAGTAGAGTTAATTAATCGAACAATAACTTGATTAGCTGTATTGGTGTAAGCATTACCAATGCTGATACCAGTTACCAAAGTACCATCAAAATTCGCTACAACTACATCAGTTGGCTGAACGCCTGGAACAGTAAAAGTAACTTCTGTGCTTGTTCCTGAAATAGTGGTAGATGGAAGTGCTGCTTGTACGATGCTGTGAGCAATGATATTGCCACGCACAATAGTAGTTTTAGACATATTTTTTCCTTTGAATAAGGTAAATCAATTATAGGGTATATAAGAAAAAAAGCCATACCTTTTGAGCATGGCTTTTCCCTTTACTTCATTAGTTTTTAGCTAAAGTCGTAACCATAGATGTAGGCATCTACAGTACCGACTGCGCCTGCTGCCGTACCAACATAAGCATACAAAGTTTGAGCTGAGAAAGCTAAAGTGCTTTCATAAGCTGTAGCTACTGTAGTGCCTAGCAAAGCTGTGTTGTTGGTCAAAGTAGTAAGAGCAAAAACTTCAGTACCACTTCCGCTTGCACCACCTGGAGCAGTATAAACAGAAATAACAGCAGAGCTAAGGTTAGCTACTGCACCTGCGTTGTTCGCATTAGTGAAAATAATGGAAGTTGGCAAGTAGTTATTTGTGTTATTAACTGGAATTGCGGTAGATGCTACAGAGTTAGCATTAATCCCTTTAACAACGGCTAACAAGCGTAATGCTTGGTCAGTCGTTACATTCGAGGGATGGGCTGAATTAGTTACTGCTGGTCCTGGATTAGACATAATAGTTTCCTTTCGTTATCCGTTAGTTATTAAGCTGCAACTCGGCAAGCGAGTTCAGGATAGAGAGGAGCCCAACCATACAGAACGTCAACACGAGTTGGAATACTATCGTTATTTATGGTGTACTGCCTAACGACTCGCATTGACAGACCGATTTCTTTGTCTGATGCACGACCAGCGAAATGAACACCTTCAGGCAACTCAAGGTCAGCCATAGCCATTGTGAACGCATTGCGATGCATTACGATGTTTTGTGGAGAAACGATTCCGTTACCACTTGCATTGTATTGTGATGCAAAGAATGTCACAGCAGCAGTTGCTGATGGGTTAGGGATGCTCACATTCTGGAACTGACCACCGCTAATAACAGCAGGAGAAACAGTTACAGAAACAGAAGAACCAGAAGCCACAGAAACAGCAGACTTAACTACGAATGAGCGCAGTTTGTTTGTGCCATAAGCTTGACGATTTTGTGGGTTTACTGCATACACACCAGCAATTTGGAATGTATCACCAGCATTTAAGTTGATTGTGCCTGTGTTAGCAGCAGTCAAAGTGATTGTGGATTGTGAAGCCCAACCAGAAGTCAAGAAACCAGTAGCAGTTGTAGTAGCTACAGAAGCAGTAACAGTAGAGCTAGAGAAGTTACCAAAAGTTTGTGACACGATGTTTTGGTCAAGCTTCCAGTTCATACCGCCAGAGTCACGACCCATCAAACCTTTTGTATATTGGCTAGAGATCGCTTCAGTAGGAACAAATAAACCTTTCAAGCTGTCAACAATAGTTGCAGATGTAAATGGCTCAACGATACATGATCTACGACCATCACGAGGTGCGCCTTCAGAGTCAAGATACGCTTGTGCTGACAAGTATGTATAAAGACCAGTTGGAGGAGTACCTGCAGTACCAACGATGTTAGCTGTGTTCAAAGCTGCTGTAGTTGTGCCGTCAAAGTCAATTTTGTTGGCGATAGCTGCAACTGCTGGCTTCAGAATACGATCAGAGAACATATCCAAAGACAAAGCTAAGTCTTGAGTTGTGAACTGAGTGTCAACGTGGAACTGGGTGCTTAAAGTAACAGGAACTGAAGTTTCGTTCAGATCTTCTACGTTTAAAGCTGGGCCAGTAGTACCGATGAAACGGCCTGGTCTGCGTACGTTAACTGTTGCGCCAATTTTTGCGCCAACAACGGCAAATTGGTCATCATAGTTACGATCTACTTCTGAGGTAAATGTTAATTCGTTTTCCAAGACCATTAACGCTTCGTTAGTGATCTTGCTGATAGTTAGCAAGGTATTTGCCATTTTAATTCTCCAAAAAAATTAGGTTTATCTGACTTTTCCAGCCTGTCTTGCAGCTTTCCATTGAGCATAAGTGCCATGAAATTCACCATTGGTGTCTATCATTACGTCTTTGCCAACTTTGCCACCGCTTAACGGCTTGATCGGTTCAGGTGCTTTACTACTTGAAACAGTTTCCCTGACTTTTTCGGCTTTAGAAGATTTAGCTTCTTTTGCTTCAAATTTAGCTTCTAACTTGCCTATTTCTCTAAGAGCTTTAACAACTGGCATTTCTGTCAATCGTTTAGCAAAGTCATCATCTGATGCCAAGAAATATAGGAGTTGTGGCCCTACATCACTTTCAAGGATGCTATCTCGTATTTCGTCACCAACGACTATCGTACTAGACTGCACCATGCGATCAAAATCAGGCAGATCTGCTTTTGCTTTGGCTATCTTCTCATTCCAAGACTGTAAAACCTTTTCTTGAGCTTCTTTTGCCTTACGACCAGCTTCTTCTGCATCCCTTTGCTTCAAAGCATTTTCCGCACTCCATTCCGCTAATGCTTCTGCATATTCAAAAGCATCATTAAACTGGCTTGCTTGGGGTTTACCCTCGGCTTTAACAGTTTCCTGTTGTGGCTGTTGGACATTCCCTGCTTCATAACTCTTTAGCCGTTCTTCTAGATCACGAGCTTTGGCTTCAGCTTCCTGCGCCCTTTTCGTTACCTTGTCAAACCGCTTATTAAGCTTATCTTTCTGCTTCTCAGGTTCTTGCTTCTTAGCTTCTTCCTTTGCTTCTGGTTCACTCTGTTCAACATCACCTTCTGGCTCTGAATCTTCCTTTACAGATTCAGCCTCAGTAGAGGCTTGTTCGTCAGCTAAACCTAATCTTTCTGCATAAAAGGTTGTTGCGTTATCACTTGTTACTACACTACTTGCTTCTCTTACTTCGGCCATGATTTCTCAAGCTCCTTGGTTATTTGATACGAAAATACTACTAAAAATAATTCTTGTCTATTTCTTTGATTCTTTTTTGGCTTGCTTGATCAAAGATTTTTGTTCTTTAAGTTGAGCTTTGTCCATACCAGCGAACGGATTGGCTTTACCTTCTGGCTCATATTTAACGCCAGCTTTACGAGCCATTTCCTTCATTTTCCACTCAATTACGTTTGCGCCTGTTACTGTTGCCATATATCCTCCGATTAGGTTGGCTTAATTATTGCTTTTCGTTTAATTCTTTTAAGATTGCATCTATAGCACCACGTTTGCCTAGTTTAGCTTTAAGCAATGCATATTTTGGATGTTTTTTTGCTCTTTCATCTTGTTCATCTTTGGGCTTTTTAGTAGGCATTTCATCAGCTTCTTCCATAGAATTAAGCTTCTTTGCCATGTATTCAGCACGATTTTCTGATGTAACAATATCTCTTGCCATTTTAAATTCCTCTTTCTATTGCTTCGTCTAAAGCTGCTCTTTGATCTTTCAAATTCATTTGAGCCAATATTAGGGCAAGTTGCGCCTTCATTTGCTCAATTTCTTTCTGAGTTTCTGTCTTAATAACTGTGTCATGCGCTTGAGTATCTGTACGCATACGAGAATCTTCTCTGCGAACTTCCAGCTCCATTTCAGTTTTTTGCAACATGGCTTTGTCTTTTTGCTCTGCAACACTAGCACCATACTGAATATCCATTTGCATAGCTTGAATCTGCTGTTGCAACTGCTGGATAGTCTGTTGAGATTGAGCCAACTGCATTTGAGCTTGTGGAGGAACTGGTGATTTCTCATCAATTTGAGCCATTGGGTTAGCAGCAGCTAATCGGTCAGCAATAATGTCTGCGCCTGGGAAATCTGAATTTCTAAATATCAAGTCACCAGCAGTTT